AAATCAGGTTTAAAATCTAAGTCAATACATTTTTTAACATGCGATTCAATTGTAGAAATCGTTGCTTTACCTGTAGGAAATTCTTTAATAATAAGTTGACCTTGTAACTGAGTAATAACTTCTTCAACCTTATCTTTATGTTTAATAATATTACCTACAGGAATACTGGTAAAGAAGGCATCATAACGTCTACCAACATAATCTGCTCCTAATTCAAGTGTATAGTGTAAAACATTATAACCTAATTTAACAGCATAACCACCTAAAGCAACTAATGACCAAGATTTACCACCACCTGGACTACCAAAAATCAATCCAAAGTCACCATCACCTAATCCACCTTGTAACAATTCATTAAATGGTTCAAATGGTGTAGGAACTACTACTCTATGATCTTGTCTGTAACGAGATTCGGTATCTTTGTTGTACTCGTGTCCAATATTTTTGTCTTGACCCGCTTTAAGTGCGTTATCAACAATTGTTCTAATCGAATCATAGTCTCCCGCGTTTAGGAAATCTACGCTTGTTAACAACGCTTTTTTAAGCTGTTGATTCTTACAAAAATTACTGAATTCTTCTTCTACATACTTAAGATCCTCGTCTGATGCTTTATAAGCTTCACGGAGTTGTTCTTTGATAGATACTTGTAATACTTCATTGTCGATCTTTTTCAGTTCTACTTTAAGAACATCCATAGTAGGACAAGTGTGGTATTTTTGGTAATATTTTAGAATTTCTTTGATAATCCACTTATGTGCTTGATTATCAAAATATTCTTCACTTAACACATCTTGAATATTCAAGAGAAATTCCTTGTGTGTTAGCAAAGAGGATAAAACTTTGATTTGAAAACCGACGCCATAGGCGTTTAGATTGTTTAATGTCATATAACTTATTTTGTAAAACTATTTAATATTTTGTAAACATTGTTGATTGTAAATTCAGGATTTTTGATCATATGACCTAATCCATCTTCATGGTAAAATCGTAAAAAAGCTTCAGTATTCAAAGCTGGAGTTGATTCTTCTACAACATTTTCTAAATATTCTTTTTCTGTATCATCCATTAACGGATTACTTAGATCCATAATACGATAGTTGTTTTCTAATCTCTCCATATCAAATACTACTCTTGAATATACGACATGTTCCTTATGTTTAGCAGCACTTATTTCAATAATATCTTGAAATGTAAGTGGACGTTCTGCTAATTCAGGGAATTTTTTAAGTAACCCTTTTTCACCTAATCCTTTAACACCTGCTACTTTATCTGATTGGTCACCCAATAATGTTTTATACAGAATAAAATTCTCAGTTAATACACCAAAATTTTCTTTAACTAATTTTTTGGTATAAAATTCTTTTTCTCCAGGACGATAAAGTATAACATTTTCGTTTACTAATTGAACAAAGTCTTTATCGTTAGATACTATGAATACTTGAGAATTATGTTTTTTAGGTAAAATATCACTTAAGTAAGCAATAATATCATCGGCCTCTACTTTATCTAAACTCAGTGTTTTAACTGGTAGACATTTTAGATAATGAATTAATCTTACTATTTGGTCAACTTTAGAATCATGTTCATCTTCTAATGAATCAAAAGTATCCCAGTTTGTGATACGAACTAAATTACGACCTGATTTGTATTCAGGTAATAAATTTTTTCTGTTTACTGATGAACCTGTTCCATCAAATACTACATAAACAGATGTTGGTTGAATTTGGTTAATTAAAGCATTAAGAGAACGAATAAAACCCCCTAAACCGCCAATGTGAACTCCTTGCTCATTTACAAGGTTCATCATTGCAAAGTTCCTAAAAAACAAATTTAGTCCATCAATTAATAGTACCCGTTCATGTGGACTGGCAGAACCTTCTTCTTGTTGATCCATTTGGTTTAGGAGGTTTAATAGTTCGTTCTTGTTCATATGTGCTGGAATGTAATAAATTTCTTTGACGTCTCCTAATTAATCAGGCTCTTGCTCAAAAATATTCATTGAACTTTCTAGCACATCTTCTTCCTCGTAAATATCGAAATCCATACCACCCAAAATCTTACTCCATTCTGAAGCATGATCATCTTTGTATGCTTTAATTTCTTTATCAGTATCATTAATAAAACCGTGTGGGGTCATAATAATTTTACCTCGAGTTGTAACACCATTAATGTGGTTTTTATCAATTTGAATATTTGTACGTTTAGCAAATTCAACTTGTTTACCATCTTTAATGGCTTTGATTTTACTGGTACCAGCATTTGAAACATTACCGAATGTAATTACAAACGTAGCATCAAACCACATAGCAAATCCACCTTTGTTCATCAACTTAGGTTGTCCCATAGGTACTTCAGCTTTTGCTGTCCAAACCTTATTAACACATACCAATGTATTAGTGTATGGTGAACTTTCTTTACGTGATAATGTAATTTTTTGGTTTACATTGTTACCAAACTGTGTACTCATAGCACCAGCATTCCATTCATTGTTATTTTTGTTTGATTTAACAGACAATTCACAAGGAACTGAGCCGATTGAATCCCACAAGAACAATAAATCATAAGGTAGATTACCTTTTTTCTGTTCATCAAGCAAATCCAAAATAAATGCGGCTACATCTTCAATTGTGTGTAAAGTTTCCCTATCTACATAAAGGAAAAATCCACTATAATTTCCAACCTCACCAGTTTCTTCATCTACTTCAGTGTTTACTTGCATTCCCATTTGAACTGCGTGTTCCCAATTCCATTTCATCTCAGTAATAATAAACACGGGTAGTACACCTGCTTTTTGAGCAGCAACTGCTGCTTCAATCAACGCTGTTGTTTTTCCTGTATCACTATGTCCACGAAGTAGAACAATGTGCCCAGTAGGAATACCAGGCACACTTGTTACTTCTTGAAATGCAGGACTAAGGGGAATCCACTTCTGTTCTTTAAACTTAACGTTACCATTAAGTAATTTCTTCTCCTTAAATTTATCTAAATTGAAATTAGACTTGATTTCTGCGGAGACAGCAGCCGTTAGCGATTCGCTTTTCTTAGTTTTTGCCATAAATTTAATTTAATTAGAAAGGTAGATCGTTGTCTTCATCTTCGTCAAACAAGGCATCAAATTTTTCTGCTTTGCTTGCTTTTGTAGTTTGAGGTGTTTTCAAAGCATAATTTTTAACAGGAGCTGCTTCTAATTCTGCTTCTACTTCATTCTCATCATCGATGATTGAACCTTCTTCTGGTTCTTCAGGTGACAACCAATTTTGCAATACTTCTTTCAAATCATCATAAGTTCTCTTACGTTGAAGTTCCAAAATATCTGGTTGATCTGTAAGGAATTTACCGATTTGAGAAGCATCTGCACTCAAAGCTGTAGTTTTAGGTTTAATTCTGATTGATGATTTAAGACCTTGGCGACCACCAATATCACCTTTAACTACATCAACAGTAAAGTCACGACCTTCGTTGATGTCAGTGTAATCACCATAATCTTCATCCTCAGCAATACCTAAAAGTTGCATGTAAATTTCTTTACCAAATTCCCAAAGGCGTACACCTTTTTCTTCTTCACCACGTACAATAACGGGAGCATAAACCCTCATTTTAGGTTCAATTTTCTTAGCTAGCTGCCAGTTTTCTTTGTCGTTGGTTTTACGGAGTTGAGAAACAAATTCTACAACAGGATCTTTTTCACCCCAGTTAGTTAGAGCAAAAATAGGGAATTTAGAAATTACATAGTGTACAAAAACCTCTTTGAAAGGATTTTGAGGGTCCAATTTTGAAGGTACAATACGGATTTGGTACTTTCCTTCTTCTTTTGGTTTCCAGTAAACTTTTGAGTAATCGATTTTTTCTTTCTTGCCTGTGTTGTTCGTCGACTGTAAAGCGTTTAGTCGTTGTTTGATAGCATTAATATCCATGATTTTATTTATTAGTTTAATGTCGGAAATATAAGAACGAGATGTTGTATAACCAAATTAAGATGAGCCCTCTTTTGAAGGGCTCTTTATTTTATAATATTTTATCCTAGGTATTCTTCAATATACCAATCATCCTTACCATTAGCCGTTCCCCATCCTAGTTTTTCAAATTTTTGTAATTGTTGAGGTGTTATGATTAAATTTACAAATGTATCATTATCATCTTCTTCAACATTAATTACTACAGCACCCACTTTTTTTAAGTCATCTACAATAGAATCAACTTGATCTGGGGAGTATATGGTCATAGTATGTGTAGGGTCTTGAGACTTTTGTTTTGAAAGTTTACCTTCAGTAATAAATTTTCTTAAGTCAAAGTTATCTGCTGGTTTCATATAATTATAAATATTTAAAGTTCAACAATTTTAAAAACTTTTGTATTCAATTGTTTCAACTCATTATGGTTGGTTAACAAGATACAGTTTTTATAATGTTGCCAATTAACACGGTAAGATGGATCAACCACACCACCGTTTAATTTTTTTATTAGATCATTTAACGCATTAATAGTATAAAGCGTATTAGTTTCTTTCTTTCTATGTACTAAGATTGTATTTTGAGGAATACCCTCAACATTGCCTTGCTCTACGTTGTATGTAACAACATACTCGTCTGTACTTTTAACATAAAGTACAAACATCTTATTATACATAATTGAATAAGACTTAGTCAATTCACTAATCAGCGCATCTAAATCCTCTAGTCCTGTAAATGTACAAAATAACTTATTGTTCACGTCTTTTATGTTTGTCGAATCGAAATCGTATCCGTCATACATATAGTCATTTCTCTGTAAAATCGTATGTTTTTCCATAACTTGTTTTTGTCTGTAACCTGTATTTATTAAATATTTGTTTTATCTCGTTTTCTATATTTTCCTCGCCCTCACCTAGCTCAAACAA